GCCCAATTTGCAAAATTATACCCTGAATTCAAAACAGCGGGTGGTGACTGTTGGACGATTGTTGGTGAACCACTACCAGTCTGATTTTGTGGTTGAATTGCCGTATTTGGTGATGTTACCATAAAAATATAATTTGAAACAACGGCACCTGATGACTGAACAAATAAAATTGATGACGGATTAGAAGTGACAGTGGTCGTTGTTGAAGCAGGTAGTGTAATGATTGGTGGAATGTTGACTTCACCTTTCACCTCCATTGTTAACACATTTGGTGCTGAACAATCAGGTAAACCCGCATAATCTGGTGGGATAATTGTTGGAGGGTGTGTTACCTTCTTAACATACGCTGCACCTGCTGCTGTACCCGCTTCGATACGAGTATTGCCTAATTTGGCAACCATCGTGTTTTCTGTTGACTCTGCCATGTCTTAAATAAAATAAATTAATAAATAAATAAATAATAAAATAAATTAATTGAAATAATAAATAAATAGTAATGAAAAATAAAACAATTATTTAGAGGGTGGCCCTTTAATAATTGGTGGATGAATAACGGTTATTGGACCGTCGAAATGTTTAATTTTGCTTTTCGCAATTTTAATTTTAATTTTAAAATTTTAATTTTATATAAATAAATATTCAAATAAATCTTGTACTAATTAAAACCTATGCATATACACGCTCGACACGTAGTCCATACCATCGCGTAAAATCTTTAAATTCCATATATTTAACCTTTTCAGCAAATGAAAACATCAAATTTGCATCCATCATAGTAAGTCCTACTTCAGAATAACGAATAGATAGCGCTAAACAAATTAGTTCTTTATGCCTTTTATTCTTAATACACGCTAAATCTTGATCGACTGATTCCTTAGCTTCATCAAAATGGTGTTGATCTTTGTATGATTTACTCAAGAACTTTGCAACTCTTCTAACAATGTCTGGTCCAAAACCATCATCAGTTAAAATAAATCCAGCAAATTCTCCTACAGCACTCGTTATTAATTTAAGTTTGTGTCCAGTTATTGACAATAATTTTTCCGCTTTTGATTTCCATTTAGCTTCATCAGTTTTGACAAAACCATCATCACCTTTCCAAGCAGAAAAATCAAAATTACCAAAATCCAATAAAGTACAGGTTAAACCAATGTTACACAAAGTGTTCATACAAAAAGTTGATGGTGACCCACTTTGCTGCTTAAAATGACAATCTGCTTTTGTACCTTCGTAAACTAACGTAAAATCCATTCTAAAGGCACGATAAAATTTACAAAGATCATATGGACAACCTGCCCATTTTAGCAGTGTATAATCCATATGAATCATACCATTATTAACTGAGGCGTCCCAAGAACTATAATCGTTCTCAACATGCTTAGCGTTACTAATATTCATAAATGGTTTGATTTCATTATAAACTTCATTGTCAGACATTCCTGTAGCAATACAAACTTTCGGCCTTTTAAATTTCATGCATGTGCTTAAAATATATCTAAAATATGCTGAATATATGACGTTAAGATATTTCGGCCAAGCACTAACACCCTGACCACATTTTGGAACACCTTCATTATTAACTTTAAAATCAAATTCGGTGCATGGGTCCCATTTTGCTTGTTTCTTATTAAAATACTTAACGTTAGCATCATACATCTCTTTAAATGATTCTAATTCTTCTATTGATCTCAACGTCTCCTGCGATTTAGTTTTAAGTTTGTCATTTAAAGATTCTAGATAATCCCTACAATGATTGCGAACATTTTCTTGATTAGATATTAATAAAGCCTTCAAATAGTCTCTTGTATTCTTACCAAATAGATGTTCAGTTAGTGAATCTAGTAGATCTTCGCTAAAACTCTTCGGGTTTTTCATTTTCTTAGTTGCTGCTAAATACCTCTGGGTTATACTACCTATAGTTTCAACAGGATTACTAGATCTCTGAATTTTCGCTACTCTCAAACGACTCACTTTAACACCCTTATCGACTTTATGCTTTTCACAGAGGTGTTCAACATCCAAAGTCAAGACCCCATCTTGAACGCCGCTCAATTTAGTCTCATCATAACCTTCAATTTCGTCTCTCAATTCGTCTAAAGGTGGTAAAATCTTATCAAAAATCTGTTCCATCATGTTAATATCAACTCCAACTTTTTCATCATGTCTGGTGTCCTCTTGAAAGTCAGTATTCACTATCATATTCTTTTCTTCAATGATAACATCATTTATTGGTAGATTATCTGCCATTTCACAATATAGTCCTATAGCTGTACCCTCAATGGTTAAAACCCGAGCAATATCATCAACACGTCCTATTATGACTAATTTATCAGTATGTCTACTTATAGCAGTAAAAACGTGCTTCGTTTGTTCAAGCATTTTCGTCTCAATAGCTAAATTATCAACATAAAGTTGGACATTGGTGAATGTTTGTCCCTCTGATTCATGTACAGTCATAATTTCATTGTGATGATTCAATAGAAGATCCTTTTTCGTGTCTTGATTGAAAACAATTATTGGATAATCTTTAAGAATTTCATCACTTTTGCATATTGATTTGATCACTTTGCTAGTTGTTGTATATTTTCGTCCAAGCCATTGATTTATGATGGCAATAGCATCCTGCGGCAATCTGTCAGTTTGAGTGATTAAATTTCTAGATATTATTTGCGAAATTAATCTAGATTTCAAGAAGTTTTTATTAAAGTCAACATGATCAATTTGTTCAATGTCACCTAAACACACAATTTGGGCTTTATAATTCAAAATTTTAAGCATGCCAAGATATCCAACAGGATATAAAAAACATTCATCAACGACTACGCATTGATATCTACTTACAACTTTTAAAGCTGTATGAAAAGTTTTAACATTGTGCTGACTTATGCCTTTAGCAACATAATCTTCTTTAAGTTTATTAGTTGGAACAATAAACAAACACTCAGGCATTTCTTTAATGTAAGCTGAGCTTTTACCGCAACCAGCTATACCTGTAGTGTAATTAACTGACATTTCTAGTGGCCAGGATTTCCACTTCTTTATATCTTCTAACTCATCGACTAAATAGTCCATTGATCGAAACTCCTCTATGCAATCTAACATTTCATCATGTGTAATTATAAAACGCTGTTGTTCCCTTGTTATCTTCTCTGTATAAGAGAGATTAGTTTTGGAATATTCTATATATGCATACTTTTCAGTTGATAATAATGAGCTAAAAGGATTCGTCTCTACATAAACTTTACCCAAAGTCCTCAAAATGGGTGGTATTGTAAATAATTTCCATATAATGAAGTCTCCTTCAATACAATTATTAACAACAAAATTAACGACCAAATTATAAGTTGATTCCGTGTTATCCGTTCCAATATCAAAAATGAAAGCGGCTTTAGTTTTTGCACGTTCAATCCTTAATTTTGATAAGTCTGAATATTTTGTTGCTTTAATTTTAAATTCTGATTTCAAATGATTACCACCTTTACCATCCCAATAATAAGCCTTAAAGTTTAGCTTACGTTTCTGTAGTTCATTGCATAAAAAGCCTGGAGCTGCTGACATATCGTAAATCATTCCATATGGTAATGTCTTCTGTATGAGATAATGATATTTCTTCGTTCTCTCCTCTTGGTTACGAACACCACCTTTTAAAGAAGACCAATGATTGCCAGAATAATGTAGAACATGTGTGACTGATTGTCCCTCATTGATCAGATATGATCCACTCGAACGAACAACTCGTATAGTTACTTGAAAATAAATAGCAAGTAATAAAGGTAGTTCGTCAACGACATCATTGTCGTAATCTCCATACGATATATACTGATCTATCATTCTAACAACATTATCCCTAGTACGATTTGGCTGTATTTGCAATAAATTGTCGACATTTGACATTAAGATATTTCTAACAATAGCTATGAATTCTGCTGGTGTACTATTCACTTT